TGTTGTTGGTGATATGTCGGTTCCACGGCGCAGGTTTACGTTGTTGTTATTGATAAACTCTACACGATATCCCTGAACATAAGCAACACCGGCAGAAGAAATTAAATTCAGATATGAGGTATTAGAGTATGAATCCGATTGTGTTTTGTTTTGTGTTGATAATAGAAACGGTGTGACTACGTAATTGCCACTTGTTTCATATGTTCTACGAGCCAGTTCTTTATTGAGTGATGTATATTGTGGATCGGTCTTAAGTGTAACAGGAAGTCCCTGCTTAAAATCAACCAGAGAGAAAAATGAAGAACTAGACGCAGCAACCGAAGTGGCAATCGTAATAAGATTTGGAACTAGCTTTAGACGATCAGCACCAGGAGCATTATAATTTGCTGAACCTGCTGCATTATCGAAAAGAGACGTATCGGAAGACGCACCAACAATTACTTCCTGGGCATCGAAACCAAGCGAAATGTTATCAGGGAAATTTGTATACTTCGAAACGATATATGTTTGTGGCGCAACTCTAATGAAAAATCCCTTCTTAAAGATAACACCTTCTGTTACGCTTACGGCATATCCACTACCGGTAGAATTTGCAACGGTAGCAACAACAACATTGCCGAGCGAAACGTTGGCTGTAGATTGTATTGTCAGAACGTCAGTATTAGCATAGACAGACTGGTATACACCGTTTGGATATGGAGTCTTTGCGGTATTCAAATATTTGATATAAAAAGTATTGAGATTGCCACTCGTATCAGACTGAAAACCATCAGCAGAATTAACGATCAGTGCAGTCAGACCGTTTTGATTTACTACCGTATCACCAACGAACTGAGTTGTTGTTGAAATGGAAAAATTATTGGTGAAGTTGTCATTAAGCTTTACGTAATTATAGCTGTTGTCAAAAGTGAATGAACATCCTTCTACAACCGAACCTTCTTTATAAACACTTCTGCCAAACTTATCGATTTGGTCTTGCATAATACTTTGTGCGGTATTAAGCTCACGAACCTGAACGGCGGTCGCTGGCTTATACAGCACCTTGTAATAATTTGCTGTCTGATCGTAATCATCAAAGTAAGGGCTACGTGAAAGGTCGGTAGTAAGTAGTGATGTTGTCATTTATTCCTCTGATTTACTCTTGTTTTATTTACTCTAAAACTTGATGACTAGAATTGTATCACTAGAATTTTATTACCAGTGTGATCTGCTCGGCTGAATTGGCATTTTTAGTTACGGGAGCAAAGTTTTCAAAATATATTACTCTTCCGGAATTACGAACTAGGTCTGGATACGTAATCAAACTGCTATTAGAACAAATACCCTTGGCTCCTGATGTTTGACCTACGATATTGTTACTAGAAGATGCCTGAAACTTATTTGGACCGTTAACATTATTTAGGACAAGAACTGAATACGGTGCTGAAATTGTTGCGCTTCCTCCTAGTCCATTATTTATAACGACACCAGTAGAGAAATTCAGAGTATTACTTACCGCAGTCAATTTTAGATAACCAGACGTATTATTTGCATATATTACCGTTGCGGTATTCGAATATGTCTGTTCCGTTATCGTATCACCAACATTAAACGAACCCGTAATAGGCAGAGTAAGTTGTAGGTCCATATCGTTCGTAGTAGAAACAATTACACCATTAGCGTAAGTAACTTCTTGCTGGACGGTTTCATATTGCTGGAACGGAATGGTATTGGTTGCAGAAGTCAGTGTAATTCTTGCCATGTCATTAAACTTCTTGGCAAAAATAGATGATACGTCAATCTGTCCATTTGATGCATATATGTTTGTTACGTTAGCATATGCGTTCACTACCGGATCATAAATCTGATCGTTAATTGAAAACTGCCCCGTAATATTACCAAGTTCGATTTGTGTATTTGACGTATTGGTAATGATTGAAAGAATATCGGCAGTAGCACCAGAAGTCGTTTCGGATAATATTTCAGCGGCGGAACCAACACTAAAATATGATACGTTTGCAGTAGCTACGTTGGCATGTGTATTTGATGAAACGCCGTATGCCTTGTTTAGTGTTGATACCGTATTGGTCCATGTTCCTTTTACGTTTTTAAGCTCAAGGTATGATGAATTAGAATAAACACAAATACCCGAAGCGTTGGAGTATAATGAACTTGTTCCGTTGGCGGTATTAATCACAATTTCCCCAGTAATAAACGAACCACTAGGAGACGTAATATTCATCTTTACTCTATCGAAAGAATTAAGCTTAACCTGAATATCGGCAAACATAGGGTCTTCCAAAATGCCAACTTTACGATATGGTCCGCTATAGGAATTATAATATGATTCATTCTGCAACGTATCAAATGTTGATGTAATACCGCAATATCTGGCACCTAGTTCTGTTACTGCATCAAAACCATGTCCATTTATAGGGCTAATAATAGGATTCGCAGTAGCACCAGAACCATATGATGAATTTGCCTGGAACGTAATATTTGCCTGGGTGTAATTAGTTCCGGCATTAAGAAACACTACGCCTGTGATATTATTTGCAGAACCAAACGAATTATTTACGGTAGCATAAGCAAGAGCACCAGACCCGTCACCAGTAATAACAACGGTTGGGCTGATAACATATTCCGTTAACGAATTGGGAACGGTAGAATATGTCTGAATAATTGCGTTTCCGGTATTAGCATTCGTTGCGGTATTTCTAAAGTAAATTGGCATACCCGATACGAATGTTCCTGATGGTGTCTGAACCGTAATATTTGGATTTGTTGCAACTTTCGATATGGATGCGATTTGTTGCGATGACTGACCAAGAGCATAAAGAGGATTGATCGTTGTCATTACGGTTGGTGATACGGACTGAATATTATTAACTTGCCAAAATAAACCTGAACCGGAAGTAATAACCGTATTGGAAGTAACACCAGTCCCACTAATGATCTGACCAGCACGTATCGTTCCTGATGAAATACTAGTAATTGACAGAGACGATCCGGTAATGAAACCGTTAAATGCTGCTCCGGTAGTTGATGTTATCCATGTTCCTAGCACGTTCGATAATGTTACGGTAGAGGTATTTGAATACGCAACCGTTCCATTAGCTCCCTGAAACGTATTAGCAGAATCTACCAGCGTAACAAGTTCACCAGTAGTAAATGATACACCAGGAAGTAATAAATTCCCTAGTGTAATTTTCTGGCTTGTTAAATTTAAATCCGATACGTAACCAGAAGCAGATGATTGCGTAAGGCTGTATGGTTCAGTTGCGCTATGAACAAGATAATGTGCTGCGTTTAATGATGTGGTATCGAAAGCAACGTCTACCGTAATGGATGTTGAGTTAAGAGATACGATTCTTCTTACGTTAACATTTGGATTATTGCCAATACGAATATATTGTCCTGCCGTATAAATCGAAGTAGGATTGAATGAAGCACCAACCACACTAGCAACAAAACCACCAGCAGAAATACTTACGGTTCCGGTCTGAAGTGTTCCGGTATCATTATTATTAACCAAAGGCCAAGCAAAACTAGATGAAAATTGAGCTACTGAGGTTGTAGTAATTTCAAGAGTAGAACCATTCGAAGTCAAAACAAGACCGGTAGCAAAAGTATTCGTTTGCGTTACGGTATCCCCAGCATTAAAAAATCCCTGAGTGTTGTTGATATAGACGTAGGTAATGGGTTGGATTGCTTGATATCCTTTCGCAACCGTTCCATTGATACTTCCTAGTTCGATATTGGTATGAAAGTCAAACGGTAGAGTTGAAACAAGTTTTTTGCTTCCACCGTCATATGATTGAATTTGTCGTATCTGCCCCGAACCAAATCCTGACTTTAGGTAAATCGATGAGTTGGTGTAATAATTATCAAATGGACTTGATGTTTCCGGTAATTGAACCGAATACGGACCAATAAGATTTTGCAGATAACCCGTTTCGAATACCTGATAATTCGTTCCGCCGTTTGTTACCACAGCAGAATCGATAGACCCAGGAATTGCGTTATTTGAAACATACGTATTAGGAACAACAGGAATATAGCTATTAGACGTGAACTTAGTATTGGATGCGGAATCAATCGTATACATGTATTTCCAAACGTAACCATCACCAGTAGAAAACGTTCCGGTGGTAGAATTTAGTGTTGGCTTTATGGTTGAATTGGCTCCGTTATTATTATTGATGACCTTATATACTTGATACGTATCGTTAACCACACAGAACTTTTCGTTATAAAGATTTGTATCGTTCTGGTCATAGCGAGCATAAGTTGTGTTGTTAGTCCAGTTATAACGTGGTATCATATATTGAATGTCAGTATTTCCGATAAGCTTTCCGAACAATAAGTCATCATAAATCGATTGTTCGTTTTGCAATACGGTATCCGTTGCAGTATTATAAAGAATCGCATCCGGACTATCAGGATTTTGACCATTTGAATCGAGCCATGCTTTAGGACGACCGGCGAACATGTAATAAGCGTTTCTGGTGCTTTTCACATTCGAAATAAATGATGTAACCAGATCAATATAGTGTTTAATCGTAAGAGTAGCCATTAACTAGTTCCCGCTCTATAAAATGTTGCTATAGCTTTGCTTTGCTTTGCTTCGCTTTGCTATTTATGGTGATATTATTTTAAATTCCGGTATTAACCTCTGAGATCATGGTGTCATTAATTTCGTCTAGGAGATAATTACCAAATTCATCCTGTAACGTATAGTCAATGATGTTTCCGTTATCTTCGTATACTGCAACAAGACCATGATTAGGAATGAATGCGTAATCTTCTAGGTAATTGGAATATCCGTCTTCCAGAATATTATTACTTTCATCCATCAGATAATAATACGTGTTGTTATCGATTAGCTGGGCCTGAGATATTACGAAGTCAGAAGCAACCGAATCCGTATCAACAAGATATGACTTCAAACCAAATTTACCGAACAATGCAATACCGGAAGGATGCACAATATCACGAACAAATTTCTCATACGTATTAAACATGCGCTGGGCAATGATCTGATATGAATAATCCTGATAAAAATTGCTATCCTGTAACTTGTTAATATCCGATACGAATCCTTTATTATTCTGCCATGATCCTGTTCCAACACCATCAAGATCAACTACCGCAGTTCCTGTAACGACTGTCTGATTGATTGTATTAGCGGAATATAATGATAATGTTTCGCCAGGATTATAACCAAAACCAGAATCCGTTACTGCGATAGCCGTTGC